TGTTTAAAAATTAATTCTCCTTGAAAAACGTTTTTAAACCATAACTCAAAAATTTCTTCTGCTATTGCCCCACTACTCATCGTACTGTGCTTTTCTTGTAGTTGTACTTTTCCTAAATATTTTCTCATATTATTGTTTTTTAAAAGTTCCATTTTCCATTTTGCCTTTTCTATTCTTAATTTCATTGTAAGCCGAATCTATACAAAACTCTAACTTATACCCACATAACTCTGCAAGGTTAACTAATACAACCACGCAATCGCCTAAGGCGTCAATAATTTCTTCTTTATCGTTTTTTAAAAGTGCTTTAGCAAGCTCCCCTGCCTCCTCTTGTAGTTTAATATACTGGGTTTTGGGGTCTCCAAAATCGTAAATTCCTTTAGCTTTTGCCCACTCTCTAATTAATTCAAATTTTTCCATTTTTTTATTTATTTTATTACTTCTACTTTTAATCTTGTGTCTGGGTTATAATTGATTAACTCTATTTTTGTATAATCAAAATTTGATAACGTACAGCCTACCTTAATTTGAGGTAATTTTCTTTTTTTTCTTAAATTATATGTTGCAGCCATACCTACATGTTGCTCGTAAATATGTGCATTCGCTGCATTTATTACTACTTCTCTAGCTATTAAATTAAGTTCGTTAGCCATGCTCAAAAGTATAGTAGAATACATGCAAACATCATAAGGTAGCCCGACAAATAAATCTAACGACCTCATAGAAACCACTATATCAATATATTCTTTTGCTATTACAAATTGAAAAGCATAATGGCAGGGGGGTAAATTCATATCTTTTAAATCGTTTACATTCCACATTGAGCATAATAAACGCCTACTATAAGGGTCTAATTTTGCTGAGCTAATTACATCTTGCAACTGGTTTTCCCCATTAAAATTAATTAACTGGTGGCCATAAACTTTCCCTAAAGACCCATCTTCATTTGCCCATAAATCCCAAATATGAACGCCTCTCTTGTTAAGATAGTCTATATTAGTTAAGCCTTTAATCATCCATTCTGTTTCAATAAAACAACTTTTTGGAAATATTTTTTTACCTGTAACTGCTGGGAAACCATTTAATAAATTTGCTCTAATTTGTGCCCCAACAATTTGCCTTATAAAGCCATTCCTGCCTCTTATTTTTTCTCCTTTTTTTAAGCAAGTTTTCATAACTTCGCTATATTCATTTTCGAATTTATTCATTTTCTAGTAGATTATTAAGTGAACCAATATAAGCAACTGCATCTAACAAATTGTCTTCTTTATGATTATAAGACTGTCTAGCTAATTTTAAAGCTATTAGTACATTATACGCGTCAATAATACTTATGTCTTTTGAAGACATAGATGAGGCTATTTCTGAAGTTTTGCGCATGCACTCGTGAAAGTCTCCGTATTGTCTTTCTTTCTCCTGCGAGCGATCGTTAACAATTTCATCTGCTTTTTTTAAAATGTTCATATTCATTTTTTTTAAGTTAAATAAAAAAACCCCTATAAATCCATGAGGGTCTGACTTCTCACTTCATTATAGAGGTTAATAAAATCTCTTCGTTGCATATTGTCAGACCGCAACTTGTACAAATATAACTATTTTTTTGTTTCCCTTACAAAATTATTGTAAAAATGTTCTTGTAATTCGTCTAACTCTTGCCATACATCTCTATCAGCTGCTATCTCACGTACTAACCTATCGAGGTAAGCAGCGTAGTTTTTGGTACGTTGTTTGAGTTCCCTGTTCCAGTCGACCTCTTCTAGTAGGTCTCTAAGCGTGTACACTAAGCCCGCTACGTTTATTATTTTCTCTTCTTTTGTCATCAGTCTAGTTTTAAGCTATATTCCTCTAGTAATCTTACTATTTTGTCCCTACAATTTTCTAAAGCTTCATAGGCTTGCTCTGTTAAGTCAGGGTTGTACTTTATTTCCGCCCTTAAATACTGGTCTAAATCCCACATTGCTAACTTCCATTTGTAGCCGTCTAAGGCTGTCAACGCTTCCTCTGCGTCTTCGTCTTTAAATTCTAGTGTTATTTTCATATCATTGCTTGTTTATAAAGTTCGTCTACATCTACTTCTTTTATGTCCTCCTCTATGTCGTGCCACCTGTTACTGTCGTGATAGCGTTCTTCTCTACTAGGCGGGGGAGAAACTATGTAAGGCTTATACTCAGCTTTTCCATCCTCGTACTTTAGATTAGATAGACACATCCTAGCCCAGTTTAAATCGCATTTCAATATTTTGCTGAGTTCACTTCCTGTTACTTCTTGATTGCGCTCGTAGATTTCTTTAATCTTACGCTTAATTGAGTTTTCGTATTTTATCATTTCAAATTGTTTAACATCTCCAACACTAAACTATAAGCCATATCAGCACCTCTCGCAAATTCTGTTTTTGATTCTTTCGCTATTTTTTTCATTCCTTCAATCGTTTCAATCGTTCGTATTAACTTATCGCGTTCTCGGCTCGGAGGTTTTAAGCTATTAGCTGGCTTTCCTATTTCTTGCACTTGCTCAGGTCGGTAGCCTTTTACCGTTCCGTTGTTAAACTTTACTAGAACTTGGTTAGTCTTTCTTTCTACTATAGTTCCCTCTTTTCCGTCGTTTGTTCTTACTCTCATGTTATTTAGTTTTACAGAATTTAAGTTTACCCTCTAAGTATTGCACTTCGTAATTATCAGCTTCAATGTTACCCGCGCATTTAAGATACATTACTTGATAAGTGCTTAGTTCCTCTTTTAGCTCGTAGATAGTTTCTTTCTGCTCTTCTACTTGTTCTTTGTACTTTTCTATTTTATGCAGTGCTATACATAATACTGCTACTAATATAAATACTGCTGCTGCTATGCTTGTTTGAATAAATGGTTTCATATTTCTACTATTGTTATTTCTACTCCGTTAATTACATCGCTCTTTATCCCTTTTCTACCTAGCCTAGTGTAGATAGTTGCTGCTGAGCATCCGCAGACCTTTGCGACTTCTACCGCACTGTTACGGTAGATAGTCTTTGTTTCTGTTTTTAGTTTGTATAGCATTATAGTTTATTTATTTCGTTTTTAACCGATATCCAATAACATAAGCTGTTAGTTCCGTATATGTTTAACTCTTTCTTAATGTGTTCTAAATTAAGATTAAAACTTTCTTTATTCTTAAACACAGAAACTAATTGAGACGTTTTGTCATAATCTTCAATAGATTTTTTTACAACGTTTATAATCTCATCGACCGCGATTAGTGCGCAATCTTTAGCATAAATAACATTAGTAAAATATCCACTATCTGTTTGCTCTGTTCGTATTGCAAAACAATACTTATTAAACAATTCCTTTGCTTTGTCTTTTGCTTTCATTACTTATTATTTAAATATTCCTCTATTTCGTCGTCTATTCTACCTAAGTCCTCTACACTAAGCTGGTCTAGTATATCGTACTCGTCAAATATCAAGTCTGAAACTACATAAACCGCTTTAACGTCCCAGCTCCAAAAAGGAACTAAATAACCTACCTCAGGCTCTGCTTCTTGATGTTCGTAAGTGAACTCTATTAAAAAGCAATCTAAATCTAAAAATTCTGTTTTCATGTTTTCTTGTTTTTATATCGTTGCTCCGTTGCATTGATGAAGCAAATATAATACACAAGTTTAGTTCGTGCAAGTTTTTTAGTAACTTTTTACAAACTTTTTTGTAATTAATTTGTAACTGCTTGAAAACTAACTAAATAAAACTACGTTAAATTGGTATCTGAGAAATAAGAAATTTGATTAACCGCCATAGGTAGCGACGAAAATAAACAAGCGCACCGCCTATAAGCATATAAAGCCACCATTTACAGCGTTTCTGCTGTGCCTTGATAGCATCTATTGCTTTTTTGTATTCAGTGCGTAAACGGGCTTCTATTTGCTTCGTATCGGATTTCTCCTTTATTCTAATAGTGTCGCGTATTAACTTAGTCTCATATCTTAGCAAAGGTCTATCCTGAAAGATAGTCCTTGTTTCTATCTCGTGTAGCGTGTCAACTCGTATTACCTCATTAGTGATAGTGTCGTGAACTTTAATAAGTCGTATCGTTCTATTTGTTACTGTCTCCTTTTCGGGTTTCCAGCCTTTTTTTACCGCCTTTTTAACGTGCCACGTCGGAGAACATGAAGCAAATAAAACTATTATTAATAAGTATCTCATAGCGGAAATTTATAAGAATCAGCTCCTTTAATTATTTTGTCAATACCGCCCTTTCTGTTTCTGCCTGCGCTTAGTTCTAATATACGACCTCCTACAGTCTTTGCTGGTGCGCCCCTTTCAACGTGCCAGCCTTTACTTCCGTCTCCGTACTCTTCTTTATAAGTTCCTGTTATTGCTAAATGAATATCTTTAAGCTGTATTTCGTAATTCGCTGCGTGTGTAATTAATATCTCAACACTATCGTTTCTACAGCTGTTTTCGTGTATATGCCCCATAGAGAATATATCGAAGCCCTCGTACATTTCTGTAGCTCTAGTTAAGTTAATAGCTCCCTTTGTAACTATTCCTCCTCCGCCTGAGCCGTGAAAGTATTTGTGTTTAAAAGCTGTTTTAGAATTTCCATTAAGTGATAGCTCGTAAATCATCCAGCCACCATAACCGCCTGTATAGATAGAAGTGCCGTAGGTCAAGTTAAACAAGTCTACAAACCGCTGTAATACGTCCGTCTCTTGCCATTTAATTATAGCGGTCTCGTGATTACCATAACCAATAACAGTTAGAATATCTTTATACGGCTCAAACCATTCTACAGCCGTTTGAATAACACTGTCTAAATAGCGGGCGTTGTTATGCTCAGGTAGAATATCCGACTTATTACCTCTCCTGTCTCCTTTACCTTGCATTAAACAAAACATATCACCGTTAATATGTACAGGTATGTTTTCTTTTAAGCAGTAGTCTAAGTGCTTTTTAAGTAGCTCTCTGTCGCATTTAGGGTTATCCCAGTGAATGTCCGATAGTATCGCTATTTTTGCTACGTTTCCTTCTAAACTTAGCTTGTGAATGTTTTTACCTAATCTTTCTACTTTCATAAATTGTTTATTGTTCGCGCTAATACTAACGCTGTTTTGAAACGAAACTCCCAGCTTCTTAATAACCTAACAGCCTCGTCGTTAGTATGAAACTCTAGCTCTAATAATATAGCGGGGCAGTTAGTCCTTTTTATAATCGAAAAGTTTGCTTTTTTGTGTCCTCGGTTGCGTAGCTCGGGGAAAGTCTCGCTCATCTCTTTTACCCAGTTGTCGGCTGCCTTATTGCTTATGTAACCGCTTCCCTCAGAAGTGAACACTTCGTAACCTCTCGCGTTAGTATTGTTAGCAGCGTTCGAGTGTATAGAAACGAGTAAATCTAAATCTTTAGAGTTAGCAATAGTTACCCTAGTCGAAAGCGGCACGTCTTTATAGTCGTAAGGGTCTGTAATAAATACTACTTCGTGTCCGAACTTCTCAAGCACTTGAGCGTACTCAATACCGTACTTTCTGTTATTTACTCCCTCGTAGAACCATTTGCCGTCTACAGGGTGAGGAGAACGTTTTCCAGCTGTTACATAGTTTCCGTTTTCGTCTAGTCCACCATGCCCGCAGTCTATGCCTATTCTCATAGTTTTTTCTTAATATCTGTAATGGCTTCTTTGCCTTTACGAATCAAATGTAGTAATTTTTTAAAATAAAACTCCGCGCCCTTGTCTTTATTTATAGCTCTTATGTTTTCGTCTACGCTTAATAATTCTATGAAAACGAGTAACAAACAAGCTCCCTTAGTCAATACGTGGCTTATTCCGTATATACTGCCGTTTATTATATAAACATCTATAGGGTACATTATAACTATCAATAACTCATAGAAAAGCACTTTAAAAGCTACCCTACTTAGTTTATGACTTGTTATAGTCTGTTTAGTTCTATACGCCTTGTATAAGCCTAGAAACGTGTCTATAACTATTGCTAAAGCTACTACGACCATTAACGGAGCTATCGGGGTTAAAAATACCGCTAAGCTAGTTAGTATGTATCCTATAAAAGTGCTAGTTTTCATTATTCAGTCGGTGGAAAAGGTGAAGGCTTAGGCTCAAAATCTATTAACGGCAAGTCTTTTACCCATGCTACTAATTCATTTTCATTATTGTACATTTCTTCTTGTGAAATCACCCAATTATCGTTTATGTCTTGAATAGGATTGAAATAGCTATCAGGTGCGTATAGTTGCCCTACTAACTCATCTTTTTGTAATTCTGTTAAAAGTCCTACTTGTATCATACTTGTCTGCTTAATGTTGTGTTAAATGCTTGTACTGCTGTGTATAGGTTTCCTTCTTCTGTTGCTGTTAGATTATCTCCGATTGTAGATAAAGCAATTCTTTGATTAGTAAACAAACTAGCAGTACCATTTAAATTTAAAGCTCCTAAATATACCTTTTGTGTAGGCACTGTTCCCGTTTTAGTTGCACTTGAGCGTAATACATTATTTCTTAATTGTCTGTGATTTGACGAAATTATATTATTAAGCCAAAAACCTGCTGTGTTACCAATAGTATTTGCAATATCTATTTGACTATAATTATAAGTTCTTGAACTATTATCAAAAGTACCCATTGTTCTGATTGCCAAAGCTTGAGTCACTGCATTGTATGCGCCTATATTATAAGGAGATGACCCACTTGTAAATAATGTATTTAAATAAATAGAAACATGATTATCAGTAACTAAATTAGTTGAAGGTACTAAATATGTATCTGCAAAAGCATTTGTTAAATTACCTTGCACTCCATTTACTGAATGCGTCCACCCACCACTAAAAGTTAACCTAAACGCTGCATCTGTATCTTGTGGGTCTTTTAAGTTAAACTTATGACTTGAAGCCGTACCCCCTACAAATGGGTAAATAGCTTTCGTCTTAGTCCAAATTCCGTAACCTTTTAAGTCAGTTACTAAAGTGTCTATCGCGCTCTGTTGTGTAGGGTCTGTTATTGAAGCTGCTGTTATGAACGCTTGTGCATCAGGGTCTACTGCTGGCGCTCCTCCTCCAAACCTAAAACTGTTGATTAAATACATATTTCCGTAAGTGTACATCCTATAATACTATTGCTATGCTTCCGCTAGTTAACTGAACTCCTGAGAATACTTGGTTTTGTGTAGGTCTAATAATTGCACCCGCCTTAACTGCATTTGCTGGCGTTGTTACATATTCCCCCTTTACGTCAATTCCTCCTATTTTAATAGAAGTAAAAACTGTATCCTCTAAAGTTACAATAGTGTCAAAGTTCTGAGTTAATTCTGTAGCGTCATTTACTACTTTCGTACCTTGTAAACCGCTAATAATCTCTTCTGTCTTAAATTGCATCCTTTTTGTGTTATGTTAAAATTCTTTTACCTATCATTACTATTTTAAGACCTTTTCCCGCTGTTGTGCTTCCTACTTGGTCTATATCTATAGTTATTTCTGAATCGTCCTCTAAAGTAGGGGTGTCAATAAAAGGAGGCGTAGCTGCTGTTGTGCTTGTTTTCTCGCTTGCATCAATACTTATAACGGTACCTAGTATAGAAGCTCCGTTTTTATTAATATCTACTTCTATCGTGCTGCCTACAGGAGCTGTGTTAACGTTCGCTCTAACCTCTGTACAATTCATCTTATAAGGCATTCTAAAAGTCACTTTTGTAGTGCCTGTAGTTAGGTCTGTAGTCTCATCTGAACAAGCTATAACTAGCTCAGCGGGAAACGCCCCTACTAAATTGTCGAAGTCTATCTTTTTAGTAACTCCGCCCTGTACTAATACGAACTCATCGCCTGAGCTTGCGTTAGTTGCTGCTGTTAAATTACTTATTCTGCTGTCTGCCATTATTTAGCTTTTTAATGTACTTCTTTAACTTAATTACGTTCGTCTGTTTTGGCTCGTATCTCTTCATAAATCTATATTACCCAGCCCCCGAAGTCGCTCTCGCTACTAGGGTACATATCTCCGTTACTATTACTGTAATACTCAGGGAACTTACTTTGATTAAAACACATATAATCTATAAATCTCCTAGTATAGTGCTGTGCTATGTTTCGCTGCTTTTCTATTAAAAAGTCTACCTCGTTTTTACTTACTGTTTCGCTGTTCTCCGAGCCGTGCTTGTACATTCCCTTGTTAGCTATTGTGTAGCTTGCGAAAGGTAAATACTCGACCATTGCCCAGTGAATAAGCATACTTTTAACGTAGTCTAATAATAGGGCCTTATAGTCCGCGTTTCCAACATCGTCTAAAGTTCCCGCTACTATTAAAGCTTGTATCTTTTCGAGTAGGTCAGTACCTAGGTAATTCTGTATATGCGTGTCCTGTGCTATGTTTACGAACTGTATAAATAAATCAACGTCCACGTTTCCGTTTAACGCTGTCTTTTTTACTATATCGTCTCTCGTTATTAAAAGTGCTTTTGCCATTATCTTGCGTCTTGTGGTCTGTTAGGGTTGTTAGGGCTGTAGCCTTTATATCTCATGTCGTTAGGCATCATAGCTACCTCTTTAGGGTTTCGTACTCTATAGCCAAACTTCTCAGCTTTACCCGTGCTTACTTGTGAGGTATCTTTAGAACCTATTGAAGCGTTCTTTTTTAAACTAGCGTAGGTTCGTCGCTCCCATTTGTGATGACATCGAGGACCTCCCTTGAATTTAAAGATGTCGTAAGTATCTGCGCCAAACTCTCCGAAGCCAGCGTTAACTACGCTTATGCTCATTTTGTCTATGTCCTCCTTTTTGTAAATCTTAGCCGCTCTCATCATAGCCTTACAAAAGTCGCGCTCAGGTGCTTCGTTACCTACATATTTATAACGTACCTTGAAATAAAAGCCGTCTATCTCTTTATCTTGTTCGCTCGGTTTATTCGGGTTAGCTCTTCCTGTACCTACCAACTCCATAAGCTTAGATAATAGGCTTTTTTTAGGCTTCATCTGCTCCTCCCATTCCGTTACTTGAGCGTCTAACTCCTCCTCTTGGTCGTAGTCAACTTCTCGGCTATCTATAAGCTCCCATTCGTCGCTCTCCTCTTCTCCGAACTCAGCTAATAAGTCGTCAAGCTGTGAGCTAAAATTCATTTCGCTCTCTTGCTCCTCTTCCTGTTCTTTAATCTCTATCTCTTCAAGTAAGTTTAATCTTCTAAAGTAAAGGTCTAAAGAAATACCGTTAAACGCTAGAATCTTATCTATAGCATCAATCATTAACTCTTGAAACGGTTGTATAGTAGCGTTGTAAAAATAACGTGCTGCTACTTCTATCTCGTCCGCGTTACTTGAGAACCCTTGGTTATCGGTAACAATACCTACTAACATAGGAGAAGTTACTGTATGCCCTGTTAATATCTTTTGCTCTGCTTCTTTACTTAAGTACTCGTAGTGTTGAGGTGCATCGTTCAAAGGTATATCGTCTACTGTAGTTTTGCTTTCCGCGTTATTATTGAACGCTACTATAACTTTTTGCCCTCTCGAGCCTGTAAGTTTGTTTAATACCTTTCTGCTTACCTCCTCTTGCTTCTCTTGGTCAGGCACTCCGTTGTTAAAGTTAACAACCTTAGTACCGCTAAAGCCATTTTGTACCTCGTTTATTAAATAGTCGCTTATCTCCTCCTCTAGTATTGCATAAGGTACAGCAGCGAGGTAATCAATCTCCCCGAAGTACTTAACCCCTACAGCGTAATCTTTAATACATAGTATCTCTATCTTTTCTTTTGAAGTACCAAAAGCTGGTATTCTCTTAGGGGCAAATTTTCTAGTATCCTCCCAGTTATCAGAATAGTAATACCCTTCTATATCTCCCTCAGCGTTACACTTCTCAGGTCTAATTAAGTTAGTAGGTATATGATAAGCCTTAATAACTTTCGTATGCTTCTCGTCGTAATGTACTTGAAAGTGTCCAGCGCCTAACATCTTAAGCTCCTTAATCACCTTACGTAAACATTCAGGACTAAATATAGAACGCATAGCAGCGTACTGTGACGGCTTTCTAGCAGCGTCCATAGCATGAAGCCCACGCCCGTAAATTAAACGCGAAATATTGTTAATCACTGCGCTGTTAGTCGTAGATTTTCTAGAACGGTCTATTAAGAAGTTATAGTAGTCGTTAGCTTCTCCGTATTCTACCCACTCATTACGAGTGTCCTCTTTTATCTCAGGCTGCTCGTAAGCTGCTAAATTAAGTATTTTAATATCACTCATATGTAACGTAGTCGTTTGTGCTGCTATAGCTTGTGTATTCGTTAGTATTTACCGAGTAAGTACTTATACTTTGATTAGTACAGAAAATCTTACCCTTGTAAACTATCTCGCTGCCGTTCTTTACCTCTAATGTATAGAAGTTACCCTCTTTCAAATTAAGTACCTCTTCGATAACTAAATAATATCTATCTACTGTAGGCGTAATTGCGTAAGTCTCTGAAACGTCCGTAAGCTCGTTTAAAATTACCATGCTGTCCGCGACTAATTCACGAGGCACTATTTTAAAAGTTTGAGCAGTTCCTGTCTCTTCTAGTATTATCATAACTTATATACGTTAAAAGCTCATTTTGTTTCAAATAAAAAAAGGGCAACCCGAAAGCTGCCCCTAATAAACAATTAAACTATGAAAAATTAAGGCGTAGGCGTTACCGTTGTGCCGTCTCCTAACTGAACATTCATTCCTAAATCTGCTAAAGTTTGGTCTGAGCTTGCATTCATAAACAAAGGAGGTAGTTTCTCCATTGCTTGAAAAGTCAAGTTATAACCGCTCATGTCTCCAAAAGCAGCACCTGTAACTATAGAACCTCCGTTAACGTCTGCTCCATGCTCATAACCTACTAAAAAGAAGTTATTGTTATTGTCTCTTACGATAACTTTAGGTCGTCCGTATGCTAAAAGTTTTACCTCTTTGTGAGTTGCTAGGTCTTGCTTCTTTAACATCAAGCTCAAAACTTGGTCGAAGAAAGTAGTACCGTTTTCACGAGAAGAGTTAATAGCACTCTCTAGGCTAGACGTTCCTTTAATTTCGTACTTGTATGCTGTAGGGGTTCCCCCTACTGCTGTAACTTGGCTATCTACGTCAAGGGTAACTTGGTCTGCTGGTAAATCATCGTAATTAATGAAGTATACCGCGTCTAGTCCTCCTACCGTATCTTTACATGGCTCAAGTCTTCCAGCTGTAATATCACATGCCATATCTTAAGTATTATAAAAAAGGGCGGGCGTATACCCACCCCTTTAAAAGTTAGTAATTCAATTATTAGTTAACAGCGTTAACGATTCCGTAAGTAACTACGTCAGCAGCGAAAGCATAGTTAACAGCTGCCGTAAAACGCATAATTACGCGACAATTCTGCGAACCGTCCAAATCTGCCATATCTAAAACTTTAACTTCTTGGTGGTCTGAAAGCAAACCAGTACCGAAGTACAAGTTGTCAATAGTTGAAAGAATAGCAGTGTCAGAAGACATACCAGGACACATTACAACAGGGATACCGTCGAAGTACAAAGCTCCTCCTGTAGTGTACCACATATTACCTTTACCCTCGAATCCGTTAGAACCAAGTCCAGCAGCACCGTATCCACCTAAAGCACGTACATACGCTTTAAAGATGTTGTTAGATACATACAATCTCAAGTCTTCACGTCCGTAAAGAGTGTCAGGCATAGCATCGATAACTTTACCTAATTCAGTAACTACGTTAGCAGAAGTTACAGCAATACCCGCTACTTCTTGAGCAGCTGGTAATTCAGCGTCAAGTGCTAACAAAGTTTCAAAACCGTCAAACTGTCCTGATACTAGCGCGTCTCCTTGCCAAATAGAAAGCTCGTTACGTGCAGCAGACTTCTCAGCTACGTGAGCAATTAAGAAATCCGAGAAGTTCTTAGGTAGGTTATCGAAAGCAGAGTAACCCATTTCGATAGCTTCCCAGTCGCTTCTGAAATCAGCCTTACACAAAGAAAGGTTAATTTGTAGGTCTTTCGGCTCTAAGATACGCTCTGTAAGAGTCAAAGTTGACGTAGGGTCGAAATCACAAGAACCGTCTTTTACGATGTCGTTAATACCTACTCTTTTAAGTACTTCTTTGTACTTTACGTTTTGCTTAACCGTAATAAGGTTGTTAGCGATTGTTGGCGCTGGTAAAAGCGCAGCAGCTACATACTTACCTGCGAACTCGCCCGAATAAGTTGTAGTAACGTCTGTTGTTGTTGCCATTGTTATTTATTTAAAAATTATTATTTACTGTAATTTTGTTATTTGTTCTCCTCCCTCAGATATATATCGTTCTGCTCTTTCTTTTAGCTGAACTACTGCCGCTGGAAGCTCTAGCCCTAAGTCTTTAGCTTGTTTTTCAAGTTGTTCTATTTTACCTAAAGTTTGTGAGGCATTTACTCTAGCTTGTTTATATGCAGAAATAGCATCTCTTTTTAATTCAACAATTTTTGAATTAATCTTAGTTGCTGCGTTCCATTCTTTTTCAGATACTTTTAACTGTTTTTCTACTTCCTTAACAGCGTTAAGCTCTATTTGAATTTTTGAAAGCTCAACCTCTTTTGGCTCGCTAAATAATGCGTTATAAATTTCCTGTCTCATTTTTATTATTATTTACTAATTAAGTCGTAAACCATAGATTTCAAAGACTGCTCTTTTTTGTTAAAAGAAATCTGCTCTCTAGGTTGTGCGTTCTCAGGGTTATGTTGGATAGGCTTAGAAAGTTCTACCTCTTCTGTAGTTTCCTCTTTTTCGTCCTCTTTAGAAAGTTCCGCTAAAATCTGAGCTTTCAACTCAGCAATTAAAGACTCTCTCTCCTCAGCTGAGAAATATGTTTCTTTAGATACTGACTCCACTACTTTTTTAGCTACAGGTGTAGCAGTAGGTTCTTCGCTAGCAGCTACTTCTTCCATTTCTTTTTCCTCAGCTTCTACCTCAGCAGCTTCCTCTTCCATTTCTTTTTTCTCGAAAGAAGCAATAATACCCTCTTCCTCAATTTTAAGAATCATGTCTTCAGCCATTTCGTACTCTCCTACAGGTAAAGGTATTCTCTCGTCTTCATTAACGATAAATACAGGTTGCCCCGCCTCGAATGCTTCAGCTTCTAAAGCTGCTTGTCCGTCAGCTGTCAAAATTTGCTCTAGCTTTACTTCTACGGCTTTTAAACCTATTTTACGAAGTAGCTCGTTTACTTGTTCTTTCATTTCTATTTTATTTAACTTATTAATTGCCCATTCAATACCAGAAGTTCCTCCCCAAGCGTCCCACATTAAACCACCGCAGCCCTCGCTATAAGGTACGTCTTTATGCTGCTGGTGTCTTTTGAAGCTTGCCATCCGAGCGATAGTATCTCTACTTATCGGCATTCTGTTTGCTAGTTGGTTAGCTCTCGCCTTTCCTGTAGCTTCTCCGCAAGTACCCCAGCCATGTTTCTCTACCCATTCAATCGCTCTCTTTGCGTTGTTAGTTGCGCTCTGAGGGTAGTCTGTGTAACTCTCTAAAAGAACTTTCATTACTATATACGTTTTATTTTCTGTCTGTTATAAATTTAACTAGAAACGCGGGTAATAGTTCGCGTTGTGTCCTCGTTTACGACGTTGCTGTTATTAGTGCTTGCAATAGGTGTAGAGGTCTCAGTTTCTACCCTGTTTGTATCCTCGTTTACGACAGTTGAATTATTACCTCCTACAGTGCTGCCTATTCCTTGCGCTCCTATAGTTCCGTCGCAGCATTTACGACTATAAGTCTTTCCGTCTTTACACAGGCAACCTCTACGCCCTCCTCTCGGGCTTGTTCTACTCGGTGTACTCATTTAAAACATTGTTGGTTTCTGATAGTAAGTCTGAATTAAAATACCTACGCTAGCAGCTGCTATATCTACGTTTACTCCTGAATCATTACGCAAAGCAAAGTAGAAGCCGCCAGTTACAAAAGGGTCACTAGCCCCAGCTGTGTAAGTAATAAAATTAAATTGCTGTGCGCCCTCGTCTGCTGTTCTAAAAACTAATAATTCACTACCTATAATACTATTGTCTGCAAATCGTCTTAAAGAAAGTGCTAAAGTTTGAGTAGCTCCCCCACTAGGTGTAATACTAAAGTTGACTCTAATGTTATGCTGTAATCTTTGCCCCTCGTATGCAGTACCTACATAAGGTATAATAACATGGTCGCCTGTTCCCGCTATGTCTAACTCATCATAAGAAGTAGTGCCGCTTGCTACTTTGTCTGTTGCATTATCAAAGAAAGTAAAGCCGTTTGCTATTTCTCCGTCTAGTAAAGTAACAGGAGCTGCTGGCGTTGTACTCCATTGAGTAGAGCCGAAGTTAACAGCATCCGTAGTTACCACGCTACCGCTGTCTAATAGTTGAGCCGCTGGGTTAGTACCGTCTAAGTAATATACTTTGCCGTTATAGAAGTACATCGCGCCCTCTTCATTCTTAATAGTTGAAGGGTCGTTAACTAGGTCTAGCCTTACGTTGTACGCTGTGTTTTTAATGTCTCTAGCCATTTTATTTAATTATTTTTTTAAGTTCCTCGATTATCTCGTTTTCGCTGCTCATCTCTAAAGCTTCTAAGCCTTGGTAGATACCCTCAATAGAAAATCCTTTATAGTCGCCCGCTTTTATTTTCTCCCATTCGTTGTCGTTGTATACTTTCATAGTGATAGCCCAACTTCCTACAGGTGCTTTAAGGTTGTATAACGCTGTTTTGTCCTTGTCTGTATCCTCAACTAGCCAGCTTTCAATAACAGAAACGCCTGTAACTGGTCGCTCGTGTTCCGAAGTCACGTTATTAAGGTTTAACTTCTTCATAAATAGCTCAGCAGTTTTGTAGATAGTTTCTTTTGAGAAATATATGTTAAATTCCTTTTCTTTTATTTTACGATAAATACGCTTCTCAGGTACTAAAGCAAGCCCTGTAACTATACGCTTCTCGTCGTCCACTACTTTTAACTCCATTTTGTAACCCGACAAGGCTATAAAGTTCTCCTCAATAGCGGGGTTTTCTACTAACGAAACAGCGAATACTCCGTCTTCGTTTTCGTCCTTAATGAATAACTCTACTTCTTGTAATTCCATAACTTATTTACGTTTAAAGTGTACTTTGTTGTATTTTGTTTCTTTCAAGCGACTGAGCCGAGGTAACATCTCCCGCCACTACATACGCCTGTAAAGGTTGCTGTCCTAGTGTCTGCGCTAGTTGGTTAGTGCCTGTGTTACCCACTACGTTAAAAGTCGCGGGGTTAGATAGTTCCGCGGGCGGGTTAGAAGCTCCAGCACCTCCACCAGCACCGCCTGAGCCACCGCCTTGATATTGTTGTCTAGCAATAGTCGCTACGTTAGCAAGTCCAGCAGCAACCGCAGCAGCAGCAGCAATAAAAGGAGCAGCGGGGTTAGCAATACCTAACGGACTAGCAGCAGTCGAGGCAAAAGCAGCCGTAGCACCTTTATAAGTGTCTATAGTTGCTTGTGCTATACTAATAGCCTTGCTTATATTAAAAGCTCTTCTTTGCTGTTCCTCGTTTTCACCAGCGAACGCATTTACTAGGCTTCCTATTCCTTGCAAAGTTGCACCCGCTAATTCTAGCTTCGCGCTTTGTAACTCTCTTTCCTGTTGTAGCTCCTCTTCCGACTTCTTTTTATTACCTTCGACTACAGCAGCCCAAAAGTTTTGATTAGCGTTTAACTTCTCTTCGTTGCCAAGTGTTAAAAGTTCAAGTTCTTGAGCTTGTCTACTCTTTTGAGCGTGTAAAATAAATTCATTAAAAATACGCGAGCTTATTTCTTCTGCTTCCCTTTGTTTTTTAAGTCTATCCTCCGCTTCCTTGGCTTCTCTTTCTTTACGTTTATCCGCTGCAGCCTTTCTAGTGTCTTCTAATTTCTTTTGGTGTTCAATCTCAGAAACTTCTATCTCCCTTTGAGACTCTTCAACATTTATTCTTAATTCTTTTATTCGACCTATTAACTCCTGAATAGTTTTATTTTGCAATAGTGCTATTTTTGCTTGTTCTTCACTTAATCCGTATTGAACTTGAAAAGCTGCTATTCTCGCTTTTATTACATCTTGAATAGATTTAATTTCTAATTGAGTGCTTTTAATTGTCTGCTTTCTTTTTTCTTGTTCTAGTAAAAAAGTTTCTTTTCCAGCCGCTCGCGCTTTGCTTATTTCAAAATCGTACCTTCTCCCTATCTCATCCGCTTCCTTTTTAACGGCTTCTACTCTTTTCTCTTGTAGCTTTATAAATTCTTGCGCCCTTTCTACGTTGTTAGCGTGTAGTTTCTCGGCTTCGTTGTCAGTAATACCTAGCCAGTCGGTTACAGCCTTAAAATTAGAAATCAAAGCAGCTATACCCGCAATTAAAGCAGTTATAGCAGTAATAATTAAGCCTATAGGGTTCGCTTTCATGGCTACGTTAAGCACCTTTTGAGCTACAGCACTAGAACGGATAGCAACCCCTAACGCTTTAAAACTTGCTACGCTTTCTCGAATACCTTGAAAACCTTGTGCAATAGCTGAGGCACTTTGTACGCGAAGTAAAGCCTCCTCAACCTTTTCGCTCTCTACACCCATTGCACCCATAGCACCCGCGCCAAGTTCAAAAGCTGAAGTAATACCTCCTAAAGCACCGCCTAAGTTTTGCGCTAAAGTTTGGCTCATACCGTCGACTGCCATATCGGTGTCGATTATGACTTTTTTCATTTTACCGACCTCGGCAGACAGGTCTTTAAATTCCTTTGTGTTTTGCTTTCCAGCTGAAGCCATCTCATAAAGAACGTCCTCTAGTTCTCCTATTTGACCTGTTAAGTTATCAGCTTCTGTAAAGGCTTCAGTAAAACTAAGCCCTAACTCATCCATAGCCCTTAGGGCTGATGCTGTTTTTACATTTATTTCAACTTCTTTAACTATTGCCATGCTTTACGTCTTTTCTCTTGTTTCATTTTGCCCTTAATAGTAGTCTCGAGCTTGTACTTTCCTTTTGCTATGTCCACGTTTTCACTAACCGCGTGCCAGTCGCTCATCTTTAACAATTCTAGTATATGCTTCATTGTTGTAATTTATCTAAATTCTCTTGTAATAAATATCCGAAATCCTCGGTTAATATAAACCCTACGCTTGAGCCTTGAGTAATTACATAAGGTTCGCTTTTATATAGGTTACTGTCCCCGTCGTAAAATTCTACATCGTAATAAGCCGACCTCGTGCTACCTGTTGCGTTAGCTGCTACGTCAAACTCTACGTTTACTTCGCCCGACTGCTTAACAAGCGTTATAGGTGTCGTAGTTATCCAAGGATAAGGAGTTGCGGGTACGATAGTCCAATAACCGCCCTTACTCGGCTTAATAGGTTTAATCGGTAGAACTAAGTCGCCACCGTCTACAGGTAAAGGAGGAGCTGGAGGAGGTACAGTTCTCGGCTGTGTCACTATGTCAGTAATAAGCTCAAGCGTTACCTTTCCTGTCGTTAGCTGAGACTTCATTAAGTTAATCCTGTACTTTTTATCTCGTATTATTAGCGCATCATTTAACTGAATAGAATTAAGCAGCCTTAAAGGTAAGTTAGTTTCCACCGTTACAACCCTCGCTTTATTGCTAAACAAGTTTTGTAAATACGCTCTATAGTATATGTTATAAAGTGAATTACTAACAGGCTCTAAACTAAGCGAGCTTATCTCTTCGTTAAAGTTAATCGAGTAGTCGGCAGCGTTGTAAAATATCTCCTGTCCGAAAGGCATATAGCTTGTAATCTCCTCAGGCGTTACTCCATTAGTCAAGTAAAAAGATACCGTCTTACTATCGTATAAATATAACATTACAGGAGCTGGTATGTAAGGCGTATAACTAGGTGCTTCTTCTAGTGAATAGCTTACTTGTAAATCTGTATCTGTAAACTTATTAAATAGTAAAGTTTCAAAAGGTAGCTCTATTTTAAAGTCTCCTCCGTCGTAGCCAAAGTAATTACGTAGCGTTCCGTATTGTAAGTTATTTATGTCCTTGTACGCCTCGTTTAAAAAAGCCTTGCTCTCTTTCCAGTTAAACTCTATATTATTATATAGCTTAGGTCGGTCTATCTTTATCTTACTAACATCCGTATACTCGGTTATATCTATCTCCTCGCCTAGGCTGTACCAAAACTCTAACGGCTCAACTTGAAAAGTATTTTCGTCTGTAGGATAGCACGTTAAATTAAACATCCTAAGCACGCCCGAAAAGTACTCGCTTACTAGCATATCAGGAGCGGACAAAGATATATTCAAGTCGCTGCTCATCGTGTTGCCTAACGTCTCAAATTGACAAGCATACTCAGCTACTTCGGGTACGCTTACCCCTCCATCGTCAAATAAATAGCCCGCTACAAACTTGTAAGCTATACTAAAGTCGAAGTTTATAGGTGTGTTTTCCGCCCTTACCTCAAAAGTGTAAATATCGTTTAAGCCTGGCACGTTATTAACAGAAGTAACAGGGTTAAATAATGTATCTCCTGAAGCTGCTATACTGTTTACTATTACGCCATTTCTGAACACATCTAAATAGTAAGTATTCGAGCTGCTTGTGTTACCTACATAAATAGTTATGCTATGCGCTCCGTCTCCGAACCAGTTAATAAAGTTAGGAGGGTTAGGTGTAATAAGGTTTAAATTTACATAGTTCACCCTTACCTCGTTTGTAAATATACCCGCGTTCTGCCCGTTAAACTCAGTTATGCAAGTAGTGTTACTAGGGTTAAAAGCTAAAGGTAAAGCCGTAACATTAAAAGTAGGTGCGTCCGCATTCTTCCACCATGTATAAAGCTTCTTGAATCTGTTATTCGTTAGAAAGTTTCCCGTAAACGTAACTCCGTAGGTGTCCTCTATTGCTTCGATAATTTTAGGCACTCTAACAGCTGGCTGTAGCTCGGTGTAATTGATAGCTCCCGCGCTTGTCTCTATATCATTACTAGAAAGGTCTCCGTACTCCCATACTCGCTCGCTAGAAATAAGCGGAAAACGTATATCTTCCTCAGCAGTCGAAGTAATACTATTCTTTACATTTGCATAATTATACTCAAAACTTAAACTGCTATAGTCTAAGTCTCTCAGCTTGTCATCTCCGAAAAGGTCTTTAAGCGTAACCACATCACCGTAAAAAGTAATACTGTAGTGCTGTGCTTCGCCCTCTACTAACTCAGCGCCCTCGAGCTGTATCTTACCTCTCCTGAAAGGTGTAAAGTTTATTTCTATTCTCGCTGGCTGTCTCTCCTTAGCTATAAAGCCGTCTTCTACATCGTTCTGATAGTAGTGTTTAAATATCTCGTTGTTACGCGGAGAAGCGGGTACAGTAAACTGCTGCGAGAAGTCAGTAAATACTTTTGCTATATCGTTTATATTTTGAATACTCGAGCTTACTTCTATATTCTCGTCGTCGAATAAGTCTAGTATCTCATCGTTTATGTATATCTGTACCGTCCGCATTATATAACGTAGTTTAGTTGGTTATGGCTGTACTCAAACTCTACTCTGTAATTAATTAGCTTATCGTTTATATGCTCCTGTAGTTTTACGTTCTGAGTTCTTAGCTTTACAGGCTCGTTGTCTAGCATTATCTTCTCACTTAATAGCATTGCCTTCATTACGTTGCTATAAGTCTCAGGTACAAAGCCTGTGTTCGCTGTTATGCTTTTTTTCGCGTTTCTGTTAAATACCTGTCTCCTGTTTTCGTAAATGTCGTAATTAATACTAGACGGCATTAAGTTGTATTCTGTTCCCGTTGCTTCAAAGTTACGCTCGCTCGCTTTAAAGAAAATAATCTGTTGCCATACTCCGTACTGATTAATGAAGTCACAAACTAAAGGCGTGTACTTAGGTTCGCATATCGGCTCAAAGGTGTAAGTACGTACAGGGAAGCCCGCTTCGTAAATTTCTACTATGTTAGTCACTCCTATGTGGCTAGGATGTACATAAGGCACAAACTTAACCCCGTTGTTTAAGCTTATTGAATCCGTTGAATTATAGACCGCTTGCGTTAAACTTCCTGAGACGTTGTTAAAGTAGATACCTCCTCCGTTACCTGTCTCCTGTACGTAGTAAGTACCTTCATCTAAAAATACTGCGCTGTCTGTTATTCCGCTTGTGTCTCCAAGGCTAGGGTTATATCCTTGCTCGTAATATCCGAAGCCGTCAAAAGCTACATAGTCTGTAGTGCTGTCGAGTACCTCGTTTACGTAGACCTTTACTTGTATGTTACAATACTCATCGTTACCCGCTGCTGTCTCTACAGATGCGCTTGTAAACTTCTGAAAAGATATGTACTCCCTACAATAAGGGCTTATATCAAAGTGCGCAGTAGTTGCTACTGAGCTAGGTATAACTTTGCTTAGTGTGTAAGTAGGGTTACTCGGTACACTTGCAGGGTTATTATAAATGTATAGTTCCGCTTTTACGACGTTTCCCACCGAGCTAGTCTTACTAACTATGTAGGGGCTGCGTACAAATATGCTAGTTGCCATTAGGTAAATTATTAGTTGT